GTTCCTATATGGTATATTCTGCCTCATTTTAGGACTTACTGAGATAGGTAGATCGAAATGGTTCGTCTTAGCGGATGCTGTGGCTAGATAGTGCTCTGGTGTCTTAGCTAATAGTATAATATACTGTGGTGCTATAGTTACTTTATTCTCACTCCAGATAGGCTCTGGTTGATCGAAACTAGATATTAAGAACCTAGCGTTAATCGGTTCGTATATCGTATCTACAGAAGCTTCAACAACATCACACGGTCTACGACCTGATGATACTTTATAATAGATGTAACATTCCTTATAATAGATCTCCTTAAGTATATTACGTCGGTCAGCTACATTTGCTTTTAAATATGCTGGATATTGTTCAGTACCAAATAACTTAATACCTTCTAACACAATATCGAACACACGGTTAACGGAATCATCTGTTAAGTTATCAGGACCACCTAACACATCGATATCCCGCATTGTTATCGTTTTAATCCTCCTTGATATTCCTGAGAAATGTTGTTCGTATAGATTGGACGGATTCATTCTCGTTACATTCAAGCGATACGTTACTATCGCCCCGCACCTTTACATGCTGCTCACCCATTACAAGTGAAGACTAATCTGATAGGATATGCTCTTTAAGGAGTATATCTTATTGATTAGAATGTACCATTTGGTACGACTAGGCTACATCAATCCTTCTATATCATGTATCAGATATAGGAAGGCTCTACCGTTTCGGATCCACTAGGTATCCTACAGGGCCCTAAACCCCTTAGCCGTCGAACACACCCACTCTAACATATGTTAGATAGCTCTCGCTGTTGAAGGGGCTTTGCTGCGCTGATTGTGCCCAGGTCACGAAGTTTTTACCTCGGTATCGTAATACCATGCCCTATCTGCTTTATGATAAGGTATTACACTATGTTTCCATGTGCAAGTGGTATTCGTGACTTTATACAGGACTTCCCGCAATTAGATAGATTATTACTATAGTTATAAGAACTACAGCTTTTTCATCGTTACATTTCTGTACGATGGGCTTATTAACATAATGTTACGTGGTGTTTATTAAACAGAGCATTGCGTACTCTTGATGAATTATATCAGATATTTCTCAACGTCTAATACAGTTGTTGTTTTGGGTAATGTCGTTCCGATAGGTAGATCTTTAAACTCCCTATAGAACTCGTCACCTATTCGATACATGTAGATCTTACTAAGTTCTCGGAAGAACGCTTTATGGAGTGTGTTAAACTCCGTATACGCTATACGTATGAGTGGTATATCATGGCACTTAGCTAACAGGTTCTTCTCCTTATCCCGCGCTTGAATATATGCGAAACGAGCTTCCCCACCGTAATGTGTTATCGGCTTATAGTGGTGCATACCATCTAGCTCTACAAGAACATTTAGCTTAGGTAGGTAGATATCATAACGGTATCTTTTACCATCGAGCTTATGCTCTTGTACATATTCTATGTTATTATCCATTAGGATATTACACATAGTTCGCTCAGGTTTGCTTTCTTTACACGAAGTACACCCATTTCCGCGAACAAGCTCATTCGGCACTTTGCTAAAATCACCGTGCTTCTTACACGTAAGTATGACAGGATCACCATCTCTTACATAGACAAATTTATCATAAGTATATCTATCTCTAAAATGGCTCTTGATAGCAGCTAGTACTTGACTCGAACTATACCTTCTACTATCAACACCGCACGCACTACAACCAAACCCACGGATATGTGTGTTAACACGTTGTCTAAACCATCCATGTTTAGGACACTTAATCCTCATTTTATTGGACGAGTTTACATATGTCGACCAATCGTATGTATACTTGTTACCATGGGCCTTCTTGATAGCGATCTTCAAATCACTAAGCGTGAGGTACTTACTTTCAACTCCGCACGCCGTACATCTACCGCCGGTTAAATAGCTGCCTGTTGATATCTCATAGTCACCGTGCTTCTTGCAGGTTACCGTTATCTTAGTGCGACTATTAACGAACTTAGTCTTCTCATAACTATCTAACCCCTTGTGTATTTTTTCACCGAGGGCTATCACGTCAGCGGTGGTCTTTATCTTCTTTCGTGGGGCCTTGTTACTTCTACATACCTTACACCCTATGCCACCAGCTAGATGTGTGTCCGCTCGTTGCTTGAACTTATTATCATGTTCTATACAACGAACTACGATAGGTAGCTTAACTCGCTGAAAATCAACTTCCGAATAATCGAATATCTTTTCTACGTCTTCTCCATAACGCTCCTTCGCTCGTTCTAGGAAGCGTTTGTTATTTGCTGTTAGTAGCATACTACCTCCTTATTATTTATACGCTGTGCGGTAACGCAATTACCGCGCAGTACTGCTATTTTACCACGTAAATACTATGCATCACTCAAAACCCGGGATAGAGGTGGGATCCATAACCATCTCTGCTCTTACTCCATTTTCGTCTATAGGTAGTTTGTCATCTGGTAAGATATTAACTATTACACCCTTCGAATTCTTCACACTAGTTCGTTACACTAATGCAGTTCTCGTATCAACTATTTGATATTTGAACATCTCTAGGATTTCCCTAGATGTCGAGACTATATCTTCATCTAGTAATATAACACACTAGATGCTCTGCGTTTCGATTTAAGAGTACGTAACTCACCTACTTAGGCCCTACACCGTGGTTAGCGGTTAGTCGTTGAACTCACACACTCTAACGTATTACTAAGTTAGATAGCTCTCGCTGTTGAAGGTGCTTCGCTGCGTCGGTTACCCATATATCTCATAACGTTTTTACTATGCTCCTTGGAAACATTACTCCAGAAGTGTTACAGTCTATTTCTAGCTGTAAGTAGTAGTTATAAGCTTTAGGGCTTTCCCGCAATTAACAGAGATAATATATGCCCTCACGAGCATATATAGCAAAATGGTAGTAACTTTAACCTATATTTATATTGATTGTTTATACTTCTTACAACTATCAACTGTTGCATCAGCTGGTAGTTTTCCATTCTTGATCAAATCGATGTAATCCGGGGATATATATCTATAGCCTTACCGGTCTGATGGCTCGATAGATCAGTAACTCCATCTGCGTTGGATCTCTTCTTTTTATAGAGAGCCTGTTGTTGTTCGGCAGTTCGACCACCACTAATGCCCCACCATTCATCGGCGGTTATATGTGACCGGGTTTTACGGTTTTTGATACCACAAGGGTGGCATCCTGTTTTATTAACACCTACTAACGTACCAGCTACTGGTGTCCACTTATGGCCACACACTTTACAGCTAACAGATATCCTAGTTCTATTATTAATGTATTTCACGCTACTGCTATCTATCGTAGGATTATCTTTATTTAGCTTACTAATATATTCATTAGCGGTCATACCAACGGCCATAGGCCCTCCTTTGATTATTTAGCTCAATGCAAATCTTGCTAAATATCTATTTCTTTTATTTGTTTTACAATCAATATTAATAGGTTCTAAAGTTACTACCTGTCACTTCCGTGCAAAGTGGTCACTTTTGACCCGGTAACATCTGGTGCTACAAGATACTCTAATGTAATTTCAACCCGGTACAGATCTACAAGGTCGTTCTTATACGTATATCTGATATTTCTAGCTTCTTCTACTACAGCGTATGCGTCTAGAAGTAACCTATGAAATTGCTCAGATACAGGAATATCTTTTTTATATCTTAGATAATACTCCTTTGCTGTCGCTGTATACACATTAATAATATCTCGATAATATTGTTTAAGTGCTTTAGCGTATTTATCAACTTGCTCTGTAGTTTTAGTATACGTAGATTTCCTAAATTTAGCATTATGGAAAACCTTAATATCGACAACAGTTGCCCCGTCAGCTTTAGCATAGAACGGTTTATCGAAGTATACCGAGTAGTCCTTAACATCAGATCTTGATGTGAGGGCTGGAGATAGGGCTGTTTCATAATCACGTGTAGCAATAGTAACTCTATCCGAGTTAACCTTTTCCCCAATATCTGGAAATGCTTTGTAATTATCATCATCGCCATATAGATTAAGTGGAAAAGACTTCTCGCCGAATTCAACAACAATAGTTTCATACGTACGGTAAGCATATTTCTTAGCTAATGATTCTGATATAACTACACCGTCACCAGTTACTTCTGGTATATGTAAATACGCTATATTAACTGGTCTACCGAATTTATATTCAGCATCTTTAGATACTGTTGGTGAGTCCGCAAAGATAGTGCCTTTAGGCATAACTGTGTTGAGTATATTATGGTTAAGGGTCCCCTCGTTGAGTTTGTATTTGAATCCAAAATTTTGATGTAGCTTATGATATCTTGGGATAGATACGATATCGAGTTGATTAGTTTCGACATCTTGAGTTATTACAAGATATTCTGTTAACTCAGATACGGATGTAGCTGATACCCCATTGTAACGCTTAAGTAGGGCTAAGATCCTAGAATCAGCTTCTAGTTGCTTAGAGAACGTATTCTGAGCTAACTGTGGATCGATACCAGTTTGTATAATCTGAGGCTCGCCGTTCTCAATAACGACGATCTGCGATAGATGGCCAGATACCATGATACTACGAGCACTACTGATATTACCAATAAACGGGTTGATCGCGTGTAGACTTAATAATTCCTCTCTAATGACTAAGTCTGGATCCAGATCTTGTTGCGATTTAGACATATAGTTATTCTCCTTTTGATGTTTCGTAGTTGTTGCTACATATTAAGTATATAGGGTTATAAAACATTAATATTAATATCGTTAAAGGGTGTTACTGGCGTTGTTGGTACGGTGTTAAACGTGTTAAGCATTTATTAATATTAAGACGTAATCGATAGTGGGTGCCTGGATACATTTATGTGTACGTAGGTCTGTAGTATACTTACCGACATGCGGGTATCCTATTAGTGGGGTGATCGACATGTAATGAACTCCTTAGATGAATTTAATAACAACGATATGCGAGGTATAATATGGCGGTTAGACAACAATTACACGAGACTATCAACATAAATAATCCTGTAACAAAAACTCTGATGACACGTTGGAACACGGCAATGTTAGATATTGTCAATCGTGGCACTACGGGTGATACCGTAATTGAAGCAGTTGTTGCTAACAGGTATAAATTTGACTTTTATGGGCTCCTACTTTTTTTGGGTGTTAACGAGAAGTACCACTACCCGCACTTGTTAGCTAACAAATATACTAACCCAACACAGTTTCTGGGTAATATATATACTGTTAAGTTATTGGATAACGGACTATTATCGCGTTATTATGACGCATTCACTAGATAAAAAAATATACACTAGTACCTGCTGCCGCAGGTACTAGTGTATCATTATACTACCTTATTGCTACCTATCCCAAGGACTTCGCCGCGGTTGCTGCGGTTGTTGGGGGGCACCACCGTATGCGCTAGTAACACCTACTGCACCAATGGATACCGGTTGTTGCGGGTACGGTTGTTGGTACATCGGCTGTTGCTGAGGCACCGGTTGTTGCGGGTACGGTTGCGCCTGCGGTTGCTGGTACATCGGCTGTTGCTGAGGCACCGGTTGTTGCTGAGGCAACGGTTGTTGCGGGTACGGTTGCGCCTGCGGTTGTTGGTACATCGGCTGTTGCGGATACGGCTGCGCCTGCGGTTGTCGGTACATCGGCTGTTGCGGCTGCTGCTGCGGCAACATAGGGGTGTTAATCCCAGTTGTGTTACCATATAATGCAGTTCTAATAGCTGATGTCGTAGGGTCAATAACTTCTTCCGTAGCAGGAATAGGTTGTTGTACTACTGCATCCTGGTTGACCGAAGGTGTCGCAATAACAGGACCGCGATTAACTAGCTTAGTCTTGATAACATCACCTTCGCGGGGAATACGCAATAGCTCCCGCTTATATTTACCTAGCTCAGTTAGTTCGCTGGGTTCTACTAGCAACGTTACACGGCCCGTATCTTCCCACTCGGCATCGACACCATTAATCCCACTAAGGACAGTTTGAATCTTGCCCATAATGTTAAGATATTTACCGAACAGTGATATGAACCCAGGGGATTCTTTATCGTTACTACCGACAGAAACGATCCCGCGCGCATTAATGCCTTCGATAAGGTATTCAAATAGTATCTTGAATACTTTAACATCCTTATTACGGAGGGTAACACCGTTGATACGACCACCCTTCTCTAATTTACGTAGTGCTTCGTAAATAGGGAATTTCATAGTTGTAACACGATGATACTTCGTAGTACCTAGCTTACCACCCTTCTTGACGAATACTGTTAGGAATTTATCGTTACCAGCAATAAACGAGTTATTATACAACTTGCACCATTTATCATTAGTCTTATCATCAACAACTTTAGTCATACCAGGATTCTTAGCTTCAGTAAGTCTAACTAAGAACTGATTTATTAACATACTTGTTTTAGATTGGTGTGCGGCGTTCTCCGCGATAGATAACAACAATGATCCGACGATTAGTGCTTTATTACCTAATCTAATCTCTACCAACTTTTTAAGTTTAGTCAGTGAGGTAGAGTCACCTTTGATAACAGTCTCGTCTAACGGGTTGAATAACTGTTTAACGGTGATGATCTTGCCGTCTTCATCCTCATCAAGCATAGATGAGATGTTCTTCTTAGTAGGTAATACTAACGGAACACCCCCAGCACTATAATTGATAAGTTTCTCGTTATCTTTAATCATAAGATAATCATCTACAACTTCTACATCTAACGAGGTTAGTACTCTCGTATAAAATTCATTAATATCCACAATACGCTCCTACACTATCATTCTGGGACATGCCCATAACGGTATCTACTACCACTTCAAAATCTCCTATGACTGCTTCTTTAGTTATTGTATTTGTTAATACTGGCGAATATAGACTATCTGCGAATGTGGGTAATCTATATACTACTGGTTGCGCATGATCTAGCGACACGCTAACAGTTGTGTCACCCAGTAAATCACAGTCGAAAACAATACTCACCACGCGTAAGTTATTAACTGTGAGTTGCGGCATAATAACAGCGTTAACATAATTAATAATACGATTACCATATGGTGTAATATCGACACCTTCTAGAAACGATTGTAAATTACTGATAGTAGTAATTGGCGTTCCTTGTATATTGGTAATAGTACCGCTAAGCACTGTTATTAAGTTTTCGCTCATATTGGCGGTTATGGCGTTAACGAACGTTTGCGCTACCTCGGCATCCCCGGTGTAGTTAAGTAACGGCTCAGTATTATTGGTGTCCAACATAGTGGTTGTTTGCGACATATCCCGAATAAGTGATCCCGAATTAACTAATGTTATCTTAGCACTAACACCAGGGTCGATCCGACTAAGCACTTCTAGTGTAAATGATCCTGGTTCTAAGTTACCAGTTAGTCTAGCTATTTCATAAATGAATGCGTTAGATGTAATAGCTTGTTCAGCTACCACACCATTAGCATTAGACAGGACTGATTCTGGGGTGTTATGCCCAGTATCTATACACTTGCCACTCACGACCGCATTAACCGTATTTGTGAAATACTTCAATGGGTCATTGTTAGCTCGGGTGCTAACATTAGCGCCATTACTGATCGAAGATGACTTAATATTTAACGCCACAGAATCCATGCCTGAGTATAAAGTATTGCCATATAGATTAGTCATGACATCAGACGGCCGGATTAACTCTACGCCACGGCCTGGCTCAGTAACTTGTTCTAGACTCGCACGCCCAGTTGGGTCCATAATTACGTTATACGATGCTAACACACGACTATCGATAGCATTAGTATACATATTCTTAGTACGTGATATAGTAGTTATACTATTAATAAAGAACGCTGCATTCGGGTCCAGCTTTCCAGTATGTGATGGGTCGTAATATTCACTGTAGCCTTGTATATAGTGGGTTAACGAAGCAGTATCGTTAATATATTCTTCTACTGCTAACAAGTACATAAGACGTTGTGTACCCCAGCCATGTGGTATATCTACTTTACCTGTTGGTATTGTTGATAGTTTTACAGCGTTACCGATGGTATTGGCCGCAGCAACCATACTAATTTGTGCATTCTTATCGACACCTTGTGAGTAGAAGAAATTTTGCATATTAGCTGTCTCCTGTGGCGAAAAGCCTAACGAGAAACTGCGGTTATACATGTCCTGATAAGCCCGCTCTGTGGGGATACACAACATCTTGCTAATACTGATAGTTCGATTATTCTGTTGATTTGTTAACATCATCCTGATCCTCCTCTATATTAATTATTAATTTAGCTAAATGGTTTTTAAAGTTAGGCGGTAACATCCTTGGTGGATTATTACCAAACTGTTCAGTTATGCACTGTTTAGGTACATTAGGTAACCATTGGTGTTTAAATATATCATAGGTTAACTCGGTTATGGTTAATTCTACAACACTAACTGTTTTTAATTTATTCAGTTGTTTCTCATACGGGTAATATTTACTAAGTAATACTTTAAGTTCGGGGTCTAATCTAATATTAGGTGTTACATTGATATCTATATCGGTATCATTACTTAATAATGGTTTAGCGTTTAACAACATAGCAATCTCACGGTGCCCGCTATCCCATAACAGAACAAAACCTAAACTAATGACGTTAATAATACCATCAATATTAATATACTCTAATGACCTAGGGTCTAAGATTTTCTTAAAGATATAACCCGCAATTATAACTTGTTCTTTTGCTATAGGCACTGTTTTAAAGCATTGATTGTGCCGGTGGATATCTTCTAATAGGGCCATATTAACAGAAACACCCATGTCGCGTATGAGTAGATCCATATTACCAGTATACCAGTTCAATTCCACCTCGGTACCAATAGTAACATTAGATACCACACGATACGACTCTACCATAGACTCTTTATCACCAACACTACTATCCGTATCGGACAAAGGTTTCTTATCTCTAATTTTGGTACTAGGACTGCCATTAGTTTTAAGTTTATTAATAATGTAATTATATATACGAGTAATTACATTACGCTCACGATTGTCAGTTACGATAGCCGCGATGGATAACTTTTGAATAATAACTACAGCTAATATATAGTTCGATAGTTCTGAACTAGGTATCTGTTTCTCGATAACAGTTATCGCTGCAGTGTCTGTTGTATTAACCATTAAGGCAATGAGTACACCAGCCCAATCTTTAAGTTTTAGGACTGAAGCATATTTCGCGATAGGGTGCGTCGCTAACATATTATACAGCACATATTCTTTATGAACAGCAGCTATACAAGATTCTTTACGAATAGCGTACTGGCCTAACACACCAACAACAGCTTTAATAGGTATAGTTAGCGCAGCTAGTTCGTAATAGTCTTGTTGGATGTATGTCTGTATACGAGTACCCAACCCATCTGATTCTATTTGAGTGTTAAACTCAGGTTTAAGATTCTCTGGTGGGACTATCTTAAAGATATCTCTAACAAAGTGTTCGACATCAGACATAACGAACATATCCAATATACTGTGGATCGCTCCTATCGGGGGATTACTAATCCCCTTATGGAAACTAGTTTCGCCAACAGCATTATCGGCGTCAACTATCCTACTGTATAGAATTTTCTTAAACTCATCTCCCTTGTAATCTAAGTATGCGTTAATAAGTTCGTACTGGCGTTCTGGTATTAACTCATCACGATTCCTCCGGGAAATCATAGGTCCAACAGTTAACTCAATGGCATCCCCTGTAGGTGATACGATTCGTATAGCTAACCGCGCATTTACTTTATTCATGTTCAACAGCGAAAAAGTCGGTACTGCTACTCTTGGTGGCTTCATCTATCCTCCTTATTGTGTATCGTAGTTGTGGTTACATGTTAATGATATAAGGTTATAATACAGTGATATCCACGGCACGTCACACATGGTGTTCACATTCATCCGCGGACGGACCCATAGCGCCAATAAGATACGTCGTGATCGCATTATCTCTTAGAGTTATAGAAGTCTTCAAAGCGGCTCCGTTAAGTGCGTCGATGTCAGCCCCATGTTCTACCAGATACTTGACAACCTCTAAATGACCAGACATAACAGCGTACCGGAGAGCCCAATCATTAACGGCATGTAGATCTGCGCCGTGATTAATTAAGTATATAACAGCGGTTAAGTGTCCATTAGCGCTACACCAACGTAATGCGACGTTATCGCCAGCGGTAACATTAATGGCATGTGTGGTTAGATATTTAATAACTTCAAGATCACCAGTCTGGCTAACCGCCATTAGACCCATAGTAATAGCACCTATTGGGATACTACCTGTGTCTAAACATTCTTTAATCGTTACCAGATTGCCAGTTAGACAGAGGTTCCTAAATTCTTCGGTTATAGCGTCAATCTCTTTACTACTGCGTATATACATATACTTCTCCATTTATTATAATTATTTAGCTAATAGTGAACTACTAACACGACTAGTCGTGTTAGTAGTTCCACGACTAGGTACTAAAACAAGCCGCCCATGTTCCCTGGATCAGACCGTGTTACCGAATTCTTCCTCTCGGTGTATTTAATAGCGGAATCATCTACTAAGAACTTGTCCATAAGAGTTTTAAGTCTCGCTGAATATGCTTTAGCATAAATATTTGATAACTCCCGATTATCCGTTACATCATTACCATCAGCGTCGAGCAGTCGGTGCCATTTCTTATTAGGTACCAGATTAAACCTAACTTTCTTCTTAGAGTCAGCTATAGCTGATAGATAGATAACGCCTTGTTCAGTTCGGCCGATAACGATAGTAGCTTGTACTGCTACCTCATCAGTCTTTACATTATCAACATACTTAACGTTTAAACACTTAATACTAAGATGGTGTTCTTTAGGGTTACTGATCACTTTATTTAACATATCAATAACAATATTAACTGTAACAGCATCTAGTGGGGCGATGATTAGCTTATCGTAGCTGAAGTCATCTCGTTTATCACGAGTGTTATCAGTATACACTGATAACCTAGGATACCCCATACGAATAGACCAAGTTAAACTAGCATATCTAGAACCTTCTTCGTCTGTATCCGCATACAATGCTAATGGTATAAACGATACGATTTTAATTTTATTATTCATTATTACTCCTTTTTAGACCGGTATTGCTGTGTTGAATTGTTTAACGACCCGGTTAACTCTGTCGTTACTTGTGTTAGGTGTCCAGTTCTGTGTCATAATTAGTTCATAAAGTCCTCGTCTATCTAATATAGGCATAGGTTTTACCAACGACTTATCCCCAAACATATATAACAGCCTACTATTCATAGGTAACATACTTAAGTCTCGTTTACCAATAGGGTGATATTTACTACCCCACTCAAGTTTAGTTTTTATCTTACCGGTATGCGATTCTAATAAATGTAAGTTCGGTATATTCTTAGCATCTAATAAATCTATAGTAAAATGTGATAATAACAACACTTTTTTTGGCATGCGTGGTAATGTCGAATGGGTTGTTCCTCTACAAACCACCCCCGGAAACACCAAGCGTTTAATATTTTCTGCTATGAAACTATGTGTAACGTATGGTGTGTATGCGGTAGGGTCTTTACCTTTGATATACTTCTTATGCAGTAAAGTATAGTCCGGCAAATAAAAGATTAACTCAATACCCGTGTCGTTATATAGGTCGATTAATAAGTACATATCATTAAGTAATTGTTCTTTAACTAACTTATTACTTACAAGGATTTCTTTATCCTTATATTTGATCGAACTTAGAACATTCCTATACAGGGTGTATATATTATATATGTGTGTAGGGTAATCTGTAGGATCGATACGTTTGGGTCGTTTGCGGGCTTTATCAAATATTTCTACATCGAATAGGGTCTCTAGCGCTAACCCTGTTCCAATAGATATTCCTGACGCACAAGTGGTGCGGTCTTCTATATTTTGTTTTAACACAATTACCTCCAATGCATTAACTCAGTTTAGTGTTCAGATTCAAATTATTAGAACTACTAACATGGTCGCCCATGTTAGTAGTTCATCGTTTATTTTTTCAGCAATTTATAATATGTTACAAGGAACCACCATGTTACAATAATATCCAGAATACTCTTTCGGGCAGTCTTCTGGTGTGGTCCACTATGCCCTAGCCACTCCCCGGTCTCACGATCTGCAGCTCGTTCCATGCGTTGAACTATCTCAACGCATATGCCACATATAAGTGCCCCGAATAGTAACGTGCCAACTATAAATACTTCTCCTAGATTCAACCAGATGCCCATTATCATTAATACGCTACAACTAGCTGCTCCAATATGGGCATGATCGATTGCTCCCGGGTCGCTCGTCATATGCGAGATAACCGCTTTTAAATATTTAGACATTTGGAACTCCTATTATTATTATTATTATTCTCCAGTACTTAAAGTACATTTATCAATTCTTCAGTTATAATACTCAACTCATTAGTGCTGAGATTATTTTTATGTAGTTCTATAGTTAGCAACTCCTCCAAGTTGTCTTTCCTAATTTCGAATGGCTTTATAACCACCCTATTATCTTTAATAACTGGTGTAGTAACAGCCTTCTTTTTATCTATCGTAAATATAATATCTTTAAACTTATCTTGCACTGGGCCTAACAGTTTATTAACTTCATTGTTAGCTACAATTAACCTAACCCTAGTGCCTAACTTCAATTTACGTAACTCTTTAGTTACGTACTTAATGATTTCTGAAGTATTAAGTTCAGTTAGATCGTATTTACGATAAGGGTACGCATTCTTATTCTTTAAGAACAGAAAGTCCATATCGCCTGTATGATGTATATTCATCAACATACAACCCTTAGGTTCTTCTTCATTATGAGCTAATCTATCAAAGGACCCTTGAGCTAGTATACGTCCATGCGCTGATGATGTATGGATGTGTCCTATATTAATATAATACTTAACGATCTTTAAATAATCATCTTCAGCATGTGACGACGGTAGTTCGATCATAGGTAACTGATATGCGAATTGGCCATGCATAATAGCGATATCTACATTAGGTATATTATATTTATGTAACAGATTAACTACGTCAGCATAAGTATCGTCGGCGGTGTTGTTCCACTCATCAGGTACGTATAATATATGTATATCAAGATCAGCCATATATTCTATAGAAAGTTGATCAACATACTTATAATCTAAAGAGATACCTAATGTCTCAATAGTAGTGCTGAACACTGAGACTTGTCGCCAATCATGGGATGGTGTGCCTTCTAATATCCTAAGTTTAATATCATACTTAGTACAATACATCGCTAGTGTTGAGAGCCATTTATTAACTAGTATGAACTCTGTAGAACTAGATGCTAATAACTTATCGTATAGGTCACCAGCTATAAACCAGATATCTAGTTTCTTCAACATATTATGATTATCTTCGATAAAGGTGTGTAGATTATCTATAATATATTCAGTCTTAGTTCGATTATTACCCAAATGCACATCGCTTAATACTAAATACGATATCTTAGATTTCAACATATCCCCTCCGGTCAGCTAGTGTGGTCTTCCGTGGTATTCCGATAATTTGTTATGAGCTCCTGCTTGACGATTTCTAAGACTCCCGTAACTTCCGCTAACGTTAAGTCATAATGCTCAGTGTATATACCAAGTAGGCTTCGGATGTCTGTAAATAACCCGTCAACGCCTCTTGGAACATTATTGATATCTTCCACTTTTAAACTCATGAACTACCTCCGGTTTTATTAGTTTGCATCATTCATTAGACTGCTTCATATTAAGGATATAGGGTTATAAAAAATCAATATGCGCATCAATACCCTATACGTCGAAGATATCTTCGACGTATAGGGTACATGTGTCTAGTCTACGCGAATGGCATTAAGTATATTTTCGAAGTGTTTAGCGAATGCTTTTGCATCGATTACACGTTTGTGTTTGTCTAGCAACATACCTATTCGAGATTTCTGGTATGAACGATTGGTAATTGAACTATTCATCAACGATAACCAGGTAGGCATATGTTCAAGGGCAATAATTGGAGTTTCCGCCCCGCCAGGTCCGTGCCAAATATTACCAAGAACACCTATAAGGCTATCAATAGTAATGAATTCTGCCTTTTCTGGGGGTATTGCATTTTGTAAATTAAGTATCAACTCTTCTAATCCACCATCGTCAGTTACTACATATGAGTATGCTAATTTCTTAATATCATTCTTACTGAATTTATACACATGCTTAGAACTAATAACGCGAGCAATAATTGTGTCTGTTTCATTCTGGTTATATAAGAGGGTATTAGCGTACACACTAGCAATGATCTCAATATTAAACGACTCTACTGGATCTAGAAGAATAGCTGTATTAACCATTGAGGATAACCATAGGCCCATACCACTAGTAGCCGGCTTAAATACTGCACTATATTTACTAATATCGTTATTAACGAAATCTTTAGTTAAGATATTACGAAGCACTATAAACTCGAGACTATTGACATCCTTAACAATATCTGATAATCTTGCAGGTAACTCTTTAACTGGTCTAACATAGCGTCTAACATCAGAGATAGTAACAGTATGTCCTTTTAGGGTTGTTAGCACTATTGGGTGTTCAAATGCTGGTAGTTCTTGTTCTTCATCGTTATACCCGGTAATAAAAATACTTCTACTATCACCTTCTGATACATATTCATATTCTAGTTCATTTAGATCGGCGGTATTAATATACATAAGTAGTGCTTTCTCTAATTTAGCGATGTTGAGTAAGCTACCGTATGTTGTTGCATATGGTTTAAGCATGGTGTCTCCTGTGTGTAATAAGAGTATTAGATTTATGTTTTATTTGTGAACTTTCTTTAGTGAGCGTACTTTTTTCTAATGAAGAGGAAGGGGGTTTGGGGGTAGGAGTTTAAAATAGAGGCTTTGCTTTGGTATTCAGTGGTATAGGGTGCTAGTTTATCTACTAATATTAATAGAATGAGTTACCTATACCTTCTAGATAATAACAAATAATATTAATAATAACAAATACTACAACTATATAGCTTGATGGCTATGTAGTTGTATACACGTACTTCTATAAAAACTTTTTTCGATGTAGGTTCAAATAACGACAAGTTCACTTAAACTGGAGGGGTTCACAGTTTCTTGATATTAATATAAAATAGAGAGGTCGATATGGCTAAGTTTAAGTTAACAGATTTTATCGACATCGGTACACATGGTTACCACACCGCTACTAGTTGGAAAGTTACTAGAGATAGTGCGGGTAATGATATAATAGATGAAAGTCTTAACGATAGTGTTAACTTGTATAATTGGGGTAGTATGTTACCAGATGGTAATGGTGGTTATTATGCAGATCTTAATGAACTGCATCTATGGGTTAAGGTACACATCTTAGCGACTGCATCCCCGTGGTTCCACGCGCCTGTAGTTAATCAGAATGATCAAAGTTTTACTATTACTGAAAATAATTCTGTAATAGAAGTAGTTAATTCATTAGTAGCTGGAATAGGCTAAGGAGCAGGTATGTTACGCAATATTAAACTTTCAGTTGATGTGGTATACATCGACCCAAATAGTACCCTAAAACATAGTGGTACTAGTTATCAGGTATCAAGAACACCTAATTTTGATAATTTGTCTACATTAATTGTGAACGTTGTTAATAGCAGTGTTGATCTATTATCCCATACGTTCGAACATAATGTTGTAGTTAATCAACCTTTGTATGTTAGGACTAGATATCATTTCAATAATGGTAGCGTTAGTAGTTGGAGTAATATTATAGAATTGAGTGGTAATCAGGTAGGGCTTAAGAGTTCTAGTACTGTTGTAGCTACTCCTGAGATAAGTGTAAGTTTTGACTATAGCGCCACCGTAGAAGGTGAGCTAGTTGTTAAGTTAGCTAACATAGCACTCTATAGTGGTGTAGGTACGATCGTTTCTACTAGTTGGGGTATTGAGACTACTGATGGTGTTGTATTATATACATTACCAGAGAGCAGGGATGTACTAACAGAATTAAGATTACCGTTATCAGTGATGAATGGTAACGAATGTATTATAGCCTATGCTAGAGTACATACTAACACCAACGCAGCTAGTAATATAGCTAGAGCTATCAGTGTTCTGAAGAGTACTACTGTAGAATATTTTAAAATAGCAATGAAGGGGGGGTTATACGTAGCAGCCACAAATTACTTAATTGTGTCTAACCATGCTGCTGTATACAACTCTATAGATATTCGAATAAAGGCTGCTGATGGCACCGTGGTAGTTAACTATACAGGGTTAGATCCATATACACCTAGATATGATGTTGGCGCATTAGATATAAATGGTTATTATATAGCGGAAGTTAGAGCTACTGATGGAGCTGGTAACCCTACACCTTGGGTAGAATATTATCGTGGACAATTAGCTAACTATGATATTAGACCATACTCTGATACAACTACGTATAATACAACTAGATTTAATTTTGGTGGATATATAGATTTTAACGGCCTATCCGCACAAACAGTACGTGCTGATTCAGATGGCGTGTTTTATCTAGCTGTACCAGAAACAACTAGATTAGATGCATATCGTTCTGTACACGGCGGTATATATAAGTTAGGCGCCTCTCTAGACTTGGGTGCTGGTAATTTATTTAGTATCCCTAATATTAACTATTTATCACTGTATGATGGTAACTATCTATTAGATCATAACTTAGTTAGTTCTGGTGGTGAGATTGAAGTAGCTAGGTTTACATATCTGGAGTATAACAGTGTAACTAAGCTGCTAACTCCAACAACTACCTATACACGAACAGATGAACGTTACGGTACTGGTAGAACTGGTAGTAGTATCGTTACTAAAAATAACCAAGTATATTATGTACCTGGTGAAATATTCGATAGTAAAGGTGCTCAGTTAGATCTTGAAATGAGGGTATTTGATATAGCTACGAATACTATCGTAGATAATATTCCACTACCTGTTACAGGACTTACTGAGAACGTAACTATATCTGAAGATATGAATGGCGATATCTATATGTTCGGAGGCACTGGTGGTCCTGTTAAGTCTGCTGCGCATAATGAAGAATCTAGAACATTATTAAATAAAGTTATATATAAATATAATAAAGCAACAAGAGATTGGGTAGCGGTATACACAGTAAAATTACTCAACTCCCTTAGTTATAGATATAAAATGCAAACACTGCGGAACGGAACCATATGTATCATCGATGCAACACCAGGGCTAGTTAATGGTGGTACTAGAAGTAGTTATATATACGATAGTGTAAGTAACACTATTACAGGAACTATGACGAATAACCCTACTACTGAACATATTGGTGTAGTTATAGAACTGCCAGATGGCGACGTAGGGTTTATGTCTAGTACAGCTGATACTGTAGAAGCTATAAGTTTCTTAAGGACCAGCACTAGTAGTATGCCTACTGATAATACAATCATGAGTGAGAGTCAACCAGTTACTGCGTTGGTTGTTCCTATTGGCGAAACTGTATATATTAGAGATCCATATAGATATGCTAGTATTGTTATTGAAGGAACTAGCTTAAGTAGCACTGGTAAACTAGTATGGATTAGAAATGATATTGTAACAGAGTACTATTATAACGATCTTATTGTAACTAGGAATATGACATTACCACAACCTGCAGTTGGTTCTCCTGGACCAACCTTTAATAGAGTAGTTGTCGTCGGAGATGCGATACTAACAGTGTTGTAATGAAGTAACTTAATGATACATACACCTACCGGATATCCGGTAGGTGTATGTTATTATGCCATTAATACCGGTACGCTACGGCCGATCTATTTTTAGATTTCTCTAACTCTATACTTTCTATTAACGCATCGATATTGAAAGATTGTATAATATTAGTATCTATATCCCTATACAAGTATTTTAACCTACTGGTAAGTATACGTGACCTGACAGGTGATTTTTCTGATTTAATTTTATCTACTAACTCATCTATTTCCGCTTTTAATTCTAATTGGTATTCTCTAATTTCCATAGCAGCGGCACCCCCCTGTTCTTCTACAACACTAACAGCTACCGTAGTTAATACTTTATGTGTGGGTATACCGTAGAAATCTAAATTTTCTGCTTTAGCTAACATCCAATAGCATAATAACCAAGCTATAACTAAATCATCATTATTACCAACAGAGTGGTCTATTCTATTATTACGAATAACTAATCCGGATAACTGATTGATTAACTTAGGGTCTTTTACAGTATCAGAAGTATACGCTATAGAAGTACTAAATATTTCACCGTATAACATATCCCGAGAACTTCTACCAGATCCTGTAGTAGTATACCCGAAGTATTTACGATACTTAATATATACCTCAGGATCTCTACGACTGAGTGGTGTGTTAACAACTTCGTTATAGAAAGCTTGTTTAACACGAGCGTCATTAACTACCCAGTTGAATAATCGTTTAAATGGATCTACATTATGATGTAGTAGCATCTCAATCATGGCATCAATAATAGAAACACCAGTATTCTTTCTTTCAATAACCATAGTTACATTAGGGTGCTCTATTAAGAATTCAGCTAACCACTTAGCGAAAGTAACTGTGTTAGTCTCGTTGAAGTCACCAGAGCCCACTACAGCTCCTGTAGAGATATTTCTAAGTACTAACCCGATACCATCCTTACCAATAGCTTCAGAGGTATCTAGACCCGCCACAATGAGATGATCCTTAATAGTGTCCATAGGAATATACCATTTAATAATATAACCGTAGGTTGATAACATATTATTAGGATCAGTAACCCTACTATCTATAATTAACTTCATTTTTTCTTTAGGTATAAGAGAAGAACCAGCACCCTCAGGCCAAATATTCAAGAAGTCCGCTTCAGCTGATTTACCAACAGCTTTAGCATCAGCTATTTTACTACGCAACCAATCATCTGTGTATCCAAGTTGTCTATGGTTATAATCTAGTAATACCTGTAATAATCCGTTAGGGGAATTTAACTTAATAGTTTCGATTAACTCTGCTTCATTAGTACTATCAAATAGTAATTCCGACCAACGGAACGATTCATTATAGATACTATACGCGTATGTGCCGGATGGTGATGCTAGATACCCCGGGGTTGTTGTAAATAGATTACCATACATGGCCCCAGCTGTAGCAGCTTC